TGACTGCGTTGTTATCAACAATTTATATAGCGTGTCTCGCTCTGGGATCTACGACAATGGTAACGTCCAAGAAATTAATCTCAGTGTCTCACCTCTGTCACACAATTCCATGTTTAGTGGGTTTCCTTTTATCCAGAGGTCACAAGCTGGCGCATTGTGGGCTGGTCACATATCCGTGATAATCGCTGACTCTACTATTAATTCGGGTCAACTTACTACAGGTCTATCCTTATGGGAATCGAACTGTAGTCATTTGTAAAAAAAGTTTGGGGGTTCAGAAAGAAGTGGAGCAGCATAGACATAAGTCAGCCCGGCTCAACACATTCTTAGTAAGAACCCGTGGAAAATGGGGGGGAAGAGATCCAGTAGAACAGGGTGAAGTCCTCACTTGCACCCGTCTCTTCCATAAGAAACGAACCCGTTGTCCAAGTCGCTGCTGCATCAACCAAATATTGTGTCATCCACCATGCCTCATAGGTCGGATCAGCAACAGCATATCCCAACATAGAACTAGTGTTTGACAAACCACTAGGATGAAACAAATTGTTGGTATAACTTGGCAACTCAACTTCCAATCCCCCTTGTGTGCTCGGAACAAATGCCACAGAACCTTTAGCATCAGGCAAAACAGAGGTGATGGAAGCTACCCCGTTCCCAAAATTTGACGATGGTGCCATAAGTGAAACTCGAACAGGATCTGACGCGGCAAAACTTGCACTACCAAAGTAAAACCTCTTTCTGAGTCCTCCATTCATTCCAAGATAGGCATATCTGAGGTAAGCCATCAACGAAGGCTGTCCTACACTTCCAGTAATCCCCCATACTGAATAATAGATTTGAGGAAACATCTCACGCGTCCAGCGGTAGGCATTCCAACCTGCAACTCCAACACTAGAAGAAATCGCCGTGGTGAAATATCTCTTCAAATATGGGCGGAAAGAAAGAGGACGCTCTCCAAAATGTACCTTGGTTGATCCTGTGGAATCCAAAACATCTTCTCCAAGTCTCACACAAGTCGTGTCTCCAGGGAAAACAACTCCTGCTTGAGTAAACGCCCTAGTCTGAGGTATAGAAGTATTGTCAAAACAATTGACTTCGAGGTTATCAGAATGAACATACACATTAACAGACACTGAACTAGCATCAGGAGATTGCAAGGCGGTGAAGGGTGTGATGAAAATAAAACCATTGGCATAGGGGTCACAATTCAATGGAAGGGTGATGGCAGCATTGACCATTTTGTTTGAAACGACGAAAGGAGCTATGCGTTTCCACATCTTTGGTCTAGTCCAAGTGGGGCAGAACGAAATCCTGGTCACTTCCTGGATGTCAACAACCAATGAGTACTGCTTGTTCAATTGAGGATTCCCAATGGCATTCGTGTAGTTAGAAGAGTTCGGTTCATACACTATCAACAATTTGCCTTTGTGAAAAATACTGGCAACGATGTCAATGGTATAAACGATCTCTCCACGCCAATACGAAAAAGCTTGTGATCCATAAGAAAGAGCAGTTGGTTGAACATACATCGTGGAAAGAGCAATTGGTCCAACAGCATTCGCACTAGGACACACTATGGCTGACCACAAGATGGTAGACATTGAGGTGGAAGAAACACTCCATGTAAAAGTGTCCAACAAAGATCGAGTCTTGAAGATAAAAGCAAGAGACAACTCGTCCTCAGGAACACCAACTATTCCAGGGTCAACACACAAACTCTGCGTAGGATCATAACTCATTTTCTGCGCGGTAGATCGAGAAACGGTAACACAATTGTTCTGAAAAGGCATGTTCATCATAAGTTTCGGAGGATCAACTGATGGATCAACACGAGGAACTGACCAACCGAAAACAGAAAACAATCCTGATAAACCTCTAAAAACACCTTCACCCGGTAGGGCCCAAGATGAAAACAAAGGGACTTTGCCAATAGCAGCGAAAACATCTGCCACATACCCAGTAGCACGAGTAGCAGGACCTGTCGAAATCTCCTTGGACTCAGTTGTGATGATAGTCTGTGTCGACGTTAAAGTGTTGACAGACACATTCACAAAACGAGCATAGAGATACAATGTAGCTGATGTGGGTGCTGTAGCAGAAGTTGCTTGTAGATTAACAAGAGTTGTAACACAAAGGAGCCCGCGCGCAACAAAATCAGGGTAGTCAGATGCAGCTGCCAATGCAACAGAAGAGTTCGGAGCATACAAACGCAACATTGGAGAAGGCGAGATGTACGGAAGAATCATCTTTGTTGGTTTGTTTTCACGGAAATCAATGAGAACATTGTGGCGAGTCTGAGTCAACCATGCATTTCTCTGAGCTGTGTATGCTGAAGTAGCACCAATGACAGCAGCAGAGACATCATTCGCAGCAACCATAGGAACCCAAGCTAGAAGCAATCGTCCATAGTGCATGGGTGATGAAGCAACCTCAATCGTCAACTCTATGTCAGCCCTAAACATGGCAAAGTTACGCAACTTTGATCTCACAGAAGGGTCCTTTGACAAAAGAGACCAAACATTGTAAGTTTGGAACACAGTCGATGAAACACCAATGGGCAACGTGAGAAGCTCAACAGGTCTCTCGAAAAATGAATCTAAGTCCATGCTGATATTCTTCGCGATGTTGAAAGATTTGGCAGCTTCATATTGCACAGGCAAACCACCTATGTCTGTCATGTTCTTCACTTCTGAGGTCGTTGAATCTTCCAAGGTTCCATGATCGGCCACAGTTAACTCTCCAGATTGAGTATAAGCGCGTGAGTAGAGAGTATCGAGAACTCCCTTACGCACCTTGATAGTATGGTCCAATGCTGCGATGCGTTCATCAATGTCGAAGTACAAATCAATCTCAATTCGGAAGTCGCCATCAGTAGCATATTCCACACTCTTCCTCATTTGAACATATGTCTTGTAGCCATACTTGTATGGAACATGACCATCTGACAATTCCTTGTGTTCTGTCTCCAAACGCTCCAAGTCACTAAGCAACACAACTTTTGATTGGGTCTCACCATACATCTCTTCCGGTAAATTGTAAACTGGCTCATCGTTGAAACACTTAGTCAAAGAATCGTATTGCAACAACGACTTTCGAATCTGTTTACTAGCTGAGGGCCACTGCGTTTCCAAAACCAAAATCAGCGCATCACGAAATCGATCATGCTGTTGTTTGGTGCAATGAAAATAAGCTTCGCGAACAGTCGAGTCTGCCATGGAGATAGTCTGCTCAACTTCAGATACAGCATTTGAGGGCAGTCTCCATTCGAGCGTCTTGTACAATGAATCCAAGTCCAAAGGCGCAACAACGCGATCCAAAACTGGATGATATGCAAACTTTCTCTTCAAAAAACTGGCTTCTTGAGGGCTGACAAAGGGTTGTGAAACTGAACCTTTCTGTGCTGTAGTGAATTCCATTCCGTAGACTTCTGTAACAAAACGTGCATAGGTCAAATTATTAAAAAGATCAGAGACCTCAGGCTTAACAGCAGCGAGCATGTCATCGCCATACAAAACCGCTTTCACATAATCAAAGAAATTTCGAGATTGCAAATCAGGATTGGAATACCAACAATACATCAACATGACAAGACCTCTCAACGAATTGTCCTCAGCAGTAGCATACTTTCCGGAGGGCTGAAGGGCAGGCGACGTATAAACATCTCCATTCATCTCCACGAAAGGGTGAAGACCTTCGTTCAGCAGAGCCGAAACAACATTGAGAGCAGACTGCGAATAACCAAAATGAGCCAAAACATTGTAGACAACCGTTGACGAAGCGAGGCCTATGTCAAAAGGCATAGAAACATCGTAGCCTCCATAATCTCCTTCCATCCACAAATCTGAGAAAGTGACAAGTTTAGCATATATCTCATCTCCTTCTCTGTGCATATCAGTCCCAAGTGCATCACAAAACACGTCACAGAATTGAACCATGAGTGTGTAAAAAGGTGCCAGAAACATACGTTGCAAGACCAAGAGTGGAAGAGGAGAAACGAAGAAAACTCGTGTGTTGCCAACAGCGACTTTCGCAAGGTCGCGAGGTTCATCTTTCAGAGCAGCTGTGTAAACAAAATGAACTAACTCTCCTTTCTCGAAAGCTGACAAAATAGAAACAAGGCAGCTCTCAAGTTCAGGAGTTACCATTCGGACAACCGTGTCGTCAACAAGTGGCAAGTGTTTTGATTTTGCTCCGGGGAATCCAAATCCTGCACTCTTAGAAGCTGAAACTCTCCGCAAGTAGCAATCATACTCAGCACCATTAATAGCCAGTTCCAATGTCAAAGGATTAAGATTTGAAATCTTTTCTTCTGTCAACGAGGAAACGATGTGATCAGTAAGAGTCGAGACTACAACATGCAATAACCGATCATCCAAAGTCTTCTTGGATTTGTTAACCTTGTGGAGATTTCGTGAAAAAGGATCCAGCCACTGGTTATCAACTCTCATAGGCTTCATAACAGGACGTCCAGTCAAAACCCGAGGACAATGATTAAACACTTGAAGAAACAACTCAGGAAGAATGGGAGAGAAGACACTACGAACAAGTTTCGACTTCTGATTCATCATCACCACTTTGTCCAAAGAACCGACATAGTTGATGTTTTCAAAACCATTATGAGCAAAAGGCGACTTCGGCTTAGGATCAGCAAATGAGACAGATTCTACACAATTAGTAACAATATTGGAAACGTGTGGATCTGAAAACGCTTCAAGCAACCGAGAATCGTGCAAGTTGTCAACAAGCTTCCTATTCAACAAACCAGCGAAACCTCGTGTGCCGTTACCAGCGCAGTGAAAACCACAGACAGCAGAACCACCATCTCTCATATAAATAAGAGGGAGACCGCAATGTCCAGCTCCAACCGAACCAGCGTCATAACTCAGACTCTTGGAAAGAACAAACACTTGTTTCGTGGGAACATGGTAAGCATGCATCGGTGAAGTCTCTAAAACAGCGATCCCGGAATGATCAACACAAGGAATGTAAAACTCACCAGTCTTTGCAAAAGAATCGTCAGGAGTGAGATGCTTTCTAATGTCTTTGAAAACCATCGAGGGGACACGGAAAGCAGACAAATCATCACCAACTGAGACAATGTCCTTAAGATAGATCTTCTTCTCGACACTTTGAAACTTACGTTCTCCATCTCTAGACAAGGCAATGTCAAGAACAACATGGTCTGCTTTAGTAGCGAAATAATGTGAAGAACTCACTAACCAATCTCCAAACAAGCCAGTGGCAAAGCCAACTAGTTTATTATCACGATCAGGATAAGTCACAATCATAGATCGAACGTTTCCACTAACCAATGTAGCCAACGCTGTAGGTTTCTCGAGACAAACTGAAGACTTGGGTTTCACCGTCCGAATACCCCACTGATCTTTGTCGATTTTATTCTCGCGTCGCGCCAGAGAAGGCCCTAGTCCAAAAGAAGAACAAGCATCATCGAGTTCGCCTTCAGTCTTACCTTTAATATCAGTCTTCTTAGAAAAAGATAACCAAAACACAGCAGACGCAGCAAGAGTCATAAGAATGACTGAAAGACGAACACCAATCACGTGAGTTTCCAAGAAAGTAACCCCCTCATTCCAATCCATGTAGTCATAGAAATCAACCCAAATGCCGCGCGCTGTCTCAACAAAATCGAAACGTGTGAGCTTGAAAGAAAAAATCTTCCACTTGACGACATTGATATTAAAAGCAATCCATATAGGAATCAAAATGACACCAAAAGGAGTGAAGAAAAGCAGGAACAAAACAAGGAAGAAAACAAAACTCGAGGAAAAGGCATTAGAAAAGATTGACTCTCCAAAAAGCGAATTGTAAGCCAAACACACAGTGTCTGATGCCAAACAAAACATTTTCCACAAAGTTGTCAATTCCAAACGAACTCGTGATGTAACTCGCACAGGTTCAGGAAGTTCAGTAAGAACACAAACATCCAACAAACCAAGGTCCTTACCAGGCCAATCATCATCCATGGCCATCCTACCAACAAGGTGACGGACACTACCAACGGTATCAAAATGAATGACTTCCGGAAGCGCTCTATCAGGTAACATTCTCCAAGGGGCGATTATGCGCATCCAAGCTTCACGATAGTAGACCTGCGAAGAGACTCTCAAGCACTCGTTTTGATCCAAAACCATGATCGGGTGTGCCGCGTTAGCAAGTTTGACCTTGTACAACTTTCCAGTCTTAACATGATTTCGAATCATCCTTTCATAGTAAACAGGATCTTCTATCGCAAGGCCCTTGAACGGCTTGGGGTCGCGACGGTGAGAAATCTGTGAAAGAACTTCAAATACACCAGCTTGTGTAGTAAGATTGTCATCCTTTCTTTCTTTCTCATCATCTGTTTCAACATCAGTCCACTTCGCAGGGTCAAAGTTGAAAAAGTCTCCGGAATTTCGTCCTTCCTTAACCATATCCTGATTTCCCATATGACTTCGCATAAGATTCTGCATACAATCCTTGAAAGCCCAAAGATCGCCCTTAGCCAACAGAGTCTCAGTCGAGGTCTCCGTATTTGACTTAGCGATGTACTTGTAGACTTTGAAATCAAAAAGATCCATAGGATGTCTCTTCTCATTGCGAGGATTTGCAAAATATTTACGAACCTTGCTAGGATCAATCGACTGTCCACCTTCCATACGAAACACGGGTAAGACATCAATATGAACATAGACGAAACGACGCAGATAAGCAGCAGGATTGTTTTTAGCGTGATGGAAATTCATAAGAGGATTGTTAGTGTCAGCGACAACCATATCAAAATTAATATAACGTTTTCCCTTCTCATGAGCTTCAGCCATATTCGCAACCATGGGTTGTGAATCACAAACCGTAAGCAACTCTGACATGACATCTGGCAAACCTGTTCGCGCTATTTGTTCTTTGTCGGAACCCATCTCACTGTAATGAGCAAAAGGCTGTTCTTTGAGACCATCCATAAAATCTGAAACCATGTTACGATGGAAAATCAAGCTAGGATCAAACTTAACATTTATCAATTCACACCAAAAGGCACAAACAACATCAATCAGATTTGACTTTCCAATTCCAGGACAACCTTCAATGACAACACCAAAGGGAGCAACACGATAAACAGCATTTGCAGCTGAAATGACAGTAGCTCTAGCAGCATTCAAAGTCGTGATCTTGTTCTCAATGACATTGTACAAGGCCTTCGCACCAGAAGTATTAGCTAAACGACGCTTATAGTACTCGACGCATCGTTCAGATTCCTTCAACCAATGTGCTCTGGGGACCAAATGAGCCTGTTCAGGATCAACAAGACCAACAGCAATGAAATCTTTCTGAAACATGAGTGTCGAATACAATGTATGCATAAGAGCACCTTCGTCTCTGGCAAAGAGAACTTCATGCAATGTGTACTTTCCTGTAAGATAACGCTCACCTGCACGAACAACAAAAGCTAGAGATTTCACTGCAATACGAACAATATCATAAAGGGTGCCTGCTGGTTTTGGTCCAAGGATCTTATAAATACTCATAGATGTCGACAAATCAAACATACCAAGAGTAGCAGAACAAATGAAAATCATCTTAAGAGCGTCTGCAAAAGCGCTGTCGAAAGTGTATTCCATAATATCACCAACTTGATCAATATCGTCAGACAAGGCTTGCGTGACTATCTGTGGAGAAGGCTTAGCAGCGGTAACAGTGGTAACAAGACGTGACAAAGCTTCACTTTCTAGAGACTGAAAACCTCTGGAGCGTAAATAATAATACAACACTGATCTCGCAGCTGCAGCATCGCTTTTAACCAAGATTTTAACCATTTTACAGAAATCATAAGCAAATTGTAAAGTGTCAACTTGTTTTACACCGAGACGACTGCGTAACATATCTGAGAGAGGATTGATCGAGAAAGACTGAGTAACGCCAAATGGAACTCCAAGCGAACTCAAGATTTCATCATCAATCTCATCATCCTCTTCACCAGAAGAACACTCAAAAACAACAAAATCTCCAACATCAGAGTCAGTATCAAAACCTCCTAACTCATCAAATTTCTTGATAAATGCCATTCCATTACGCGTAAGACGAACCACTGGGATAGACCCAGGCTGGTTTGGTGACAACTTTATATCATCGTTAAACAATCCAAGAACAGGTGTAATCTGAGTAGAACTTGGAACAGCAAAAATGCGCGCAAGAAACTCATCATCAATACTTTCCTTACCGTCGCTGACGGACTCAGGAATGGGACGGCTGGTATCCGTCGACTGACTGGAACGATCTTTACTCTCGGAAGAGAATAAGCAGGAGGTACCTGCATTTGTCGGTTTATACTCAGTAGAGTCTGCAAGTCCTGAAGGGACAACCGAAGCTGTCGCAACAACAGATTGCTGGGGAAGGGTGGAATCGCCAATGTGTGCGGGATTATCGTTGCACTGAAAAAATTGAGACATTAAATGTTTTTAATTTTTCCCGTGAGGGGCATATTGGGCATGCCGCACAAAAAGACAAAGCTACTCCAGAATTTCACAAAACTTCTGGCAGGGAAGACAATCATGGGGCACAACTCCCCGAATGAACATACCGATACAACGTGGCAAACCTCTCTTGAACCCGTTTTTTGGCAACAATTGGAACTAGAGGAGAGGTCTTATGTGTCGGCCAGGCGTCTGTCGAACAGACCGCGAACTTACCTAAAGGGAAATGATCGCAAACACACTATAGAGACTGGCTGGGTGGCGGGGGTACAAACAGTATTTCGAACTGTAAGGACATGCCCAGGGTATACAGTGCTTTCTAGCTATCTCACAAACAAAGAGAACAGCAGGCGAGTCGTTCAAATTTCGCTTTACAAGACGAGGTGAAGATGGGCATTTGAGATTAAAAACTCCGTGAGGAGCGAAAATCTTATCGCAAAAATGTCCGAATGTACTTTTCAAAGGTTTCCTAGGTTTAAAGGTTAACTCCTAATCCGTCAGGACTAGGAAACAATTGAAGTTGCATAGGGGCAAATCGGGTCAAAGATCTCATCGAATAATCGTCGCTTGTATCCAAATTCTCATCAAGAACAGAAAAAAGTGAATTACTAGCTTTTCGAGCAAGTATCAAGAACACTCAATGGTAACACGTAATGAACACTCGTTTTTCATATCAAACACAAGACATAGGTAATGCTCCACAAAGGAACAACAGTATCAAGATGTGAGACACTACGAAAATACGAAATCGAAAAATAAAAGGTGGACAGCTCGGTCAGACCTTAAAAGACAACTTGACAACTAAGCAGCAGCTCGGCTGAAAAAAGAACACCACCTCAACAGAGTAAGTTGCTGAGGGTAATATCAAAAACCAGAAGGTGTATCGCGTGCACGGTGGTGTGCAAGGCGGATCAGTTAGAACAACTAGTGCGCAACCCGGAACTGCCGGACGCAGGAAGTCGATCAACCAACACACAGTTCTAGGAAGAACTGGGATCCTGTTCGGATCAAGAATTTCTAACCACATAGTGGCTCTTCCGCTTGGCGGATCGGGGCAAAAAGACAACTGAGGGTGGTTTTTCAAACCAGCGGACAGGATACAGATACCCAAAACCTAAAACAGAGGCAACCACAGTCCTTCAAAGGATCATAGGTTGCTTGTAGCCCAAACATGTATTCA